TAATAAATTAGAAAGGAATAAGAGAGAAATGAAAATGTTTAATTATACTAAAGCTAAATATGAGAAATTATATCCTGAAGCTACTGTTACTAAATCAGAAACATATACTAGTTGGAGAAGTTGGGAGCCATTAGTAAAAGTTACATTTAAAAGTGGTAGTTATGTTGAGTTTTATTTAGGTAGAGAAAAAGATGGTGAGTATGTTAAACAAAGATACAATGCCATTAAACCAAAGGAAAAAACAACTAAACAATGGATGGATATATTTAATAACCAAAAAGCAAAAATAGAAAAAGCAGCGTAATGAAGTATTATGATTTATTAATAGGAATAGCGGCCTTCGTGGTCGCTCATGTCCTAACATTTTTTCAATTAAATGGTCAATTTTTTAAAATAGATTGGTTTAGGAAAAATGAAATATGGGTAGCAGCAGCAGGTATAATACTATCGTTTTTTTATATTTGGGGTACAAAATATTCTGTTATAGGATTTAATGGTTTATTATGGCCGGCAAGATTTATTGGATTCGGAGTTGGAATGATTATTTACGCAATAGGTGTTTGGTATTTCTTTAGTGAAGGAATTACCCCAAAAACTGCTGTTAGTTTAGTATTAGCATTATTATTAATTTGTATACAAGTATTATGGAAGTAAAAAATAAATATTATGGTAAATTGCCTGATGGTAAATGGAAAGTTTATATTCAACTATTTACTAAAAAAGGTACTAAACAAAGATTATATTTAAAACCCGGTATTACGGAATTTTGGGATGGAGATGCTAGAATGTATTTTAATAATCTAACAGAAGAAGATAGTTTTATAAAACATTTTGATACTAAAGTAATGTGGAGTAAAATATTTTCAAGTAAAGCAGAAGCAGAAAAAGTTGAAAAAGAATTATTAGAGTATTTTGGAGATAAAGTTGATATGGGTTTTAAAACAGGTGGGTATAGTGAAGTAAGAGAGTATAATCATGAAAAATGGCTAGCAAAAGCAAATGAATTATATAATTAAAAATTTAAAGTCGAAAGCTTTTCACTACAACTATCCAGTATTTAATATGTATATACGATGATTGGAGTACATTATTTAAAATATGTTAATGATAGAGGTTACATTGTTAAACGTACCTTACCTGTTAAAACATTTGAAGTTAAGGGATCAAATAGGTTAAATATGGAGTTATGCCAAGCCTTTAGAGATTATGTAGGGTGTGATCATGTGTTGAGAACCCCAACACACTTTATGTTTTGTGAAACAATTGAAGATGCTGAAGTAATTGATAACTGGGAATTAGTATAAACGTTTTGTAGGTTTAAGATATGAAGAAATTTATTAGATTTGTTTTAATTTGGATTAGTCAACAGTTAGCTATACCGTTTTGGATGGTAGGTCATGTTCACTTATCGTTTAATTGGGACGTTTATAGTGATGTAAAAATCCTTTTCGCTTCGCTTGGTATGAATGTTTTAGTTGCAATTGGCTTTTGGTTAGATTGGAAACAATATTCTACTAATAAAGTAGATCATGTTAGTGTTTTACAAAAACAAATTAATGAAAATAGAAGTTCGACTACTCATACGGCTTCAACAGTGAATAAAATTATGAGTGAAATTAGTAAAATGAAAGTTTATAAATAAATTATGAGAAAGTTAGAAAGTATAGATAAATTATTATTGTTTGCATTAGTGTTATTTACCTTTATGTTGTTTAATTCAGTAAATGCTCAAACAAAAATAGGTATGGACACACCAAATGAAAACATTTATGGTGAGTGGGTTAGTTATGATGGTGAACACCAATTATTTTTAAATTACACTGATAGAGGTGATACATTTTATAGAAAATCACCTGATGGAGTTTACACTGGTAAATTTAAGGTAGCAGATCAATATTTACTTGTTACTAAAAGAAGGGAAAGATATAAATTGCAATTTTATTTGAAAGGTGAACGATTAATTGTTGTAAAACCAGAGTCGGAAATGAGTGAAGGTACAGCATGGTTATTTCAGAAAGTAAGTAATATGCAAACAGAATATTAAAAACTTCCGCATAAATGTTTGGATCCCAGAGATATCTTTCGTATATTTACACAGTAAATAAGAAAAATAATAAAGGTTATGAAAATATTTGAAGTAGGTGGATGTGTAAGAGATGAATTATTAGGTCTCGAATCCAAAGATATAGATTTTACAGTAGTATTAGATGATACTTCATTATCAGTTGATGAAGGATGGGATAAAATGTTGATGTGGTTAAGATCTGAAGGTTTTGAATTATTTTTAGAAACTAAAGATTGTTTTACTGTAAGAGGTAAGTT